AAAAATTTCTATACTTTTTTATTAAAAAATACCTAATTTTTTCCTTGCATTTATAATACTATTCCTTATCTCTATTGGATTAGCTTTTGCAATATAATGCTTACTTGTTACGCCACTGCTAGAATGATTAGCATAACTAGAAGCTAATCCTAATCCAGCAAGATTATTAATTAAATTTATTGCTGTCTTTCTTAAAGTATGGGGATATAAATCTTCTATACCTATTATTTTTCCCAACTTTCTAATCCTGTTTCTAATAGCTCCCTGTGTCATCTGTTTATAGATTTTTCCATACTTAGTAATAAAGAACCAATCTACATTTATCCCATTTTCTGCTCTGTACTGTACCCATTCTTTTATAAGTTCCTTACATTTTTGAAAGAAAAAGGCATTAACTATATAGCCTTCTTTTTCCTTAACATCTGTAAAATAACCATTTTCTAAATCTAGCTGTTTCATCTTTAAATTATGAATAGCAGAAATTCTGCAAGCACTATCCAAAAATAACTCCCACAATATTCTATCTTGTAAGTCATATTTTTTAGTTTCCACTTGCATATATAAGCGAACAGTTAATATTTGTTCAGTTGTTAAAAAGTAACTATTTCTTATCTTATCTTTGTCAGTAAATCTTAATCTATCCAATTTTTCTGAAAATGGATGATACTTAATTTTATTTCTACGAACACACCAAGCATAAAATGTTGATATAGCCGTAATTTTATTCATTAAAGTTCTTTTACTGTTCCCTAATCCTCTACAATAATTTCTATAACTTTTCATTATAGTTGGCATTTCTAGTAAAGTATCTTTACTAAGTAATAATCTATTTTTATAAGAGTTTTGAAACCATACCAGGAATAACTTAAAATTATTACAGTAAGTCTTATATGTAGTTTCCCAAGTTTCCCAATTACTACTCTTGCAACTGTTTAAATATTCTAAATAAATCTCCACATTTTCTTTTTTTAAATTTTCCAATATTGTTAATTGCATAACTTAACCTCCTAAATTTGATAGGTCTATTATACAATTCTTAAAATAATGGAAAATTTCATTAAAGTTAAAAATAATAAAATATTTACAATAGGTAATATTTGTATAGAAACCATAAACTGTACCCCTAATATAGCAGGGGTTAGAACTGTAAAAATTGAGAGTGACTTTAAAAATATATTTAGTATATTTCTAACTGGATATATCACTGAAGGACAAAATGCTGAACATCTTATGAGACAGGTAGTTCATGATTATTATTCTAAAATAGTAGCAACTAAACAAGTTAGATTATATGCTGCAGGAAACCAGTCTATAGAACTAACTATAATAGGAACTATTTAAAAATTTTAATTCCTTAAGAGTATAAAGAAATCAACTTTGCAAATACCATTTTGGATATTTCCACTAGTTGCATCTAGAGTAGAAAAGTCTAAATTATCTCCACTATGTATAACTGCAACAGAACAATTATCTTTTTTAGCAGTAGCCATAACTATAGAATTTTTAAAACTAAAACCATTAGCTATTAATGTTTTTGAAGCAGTAGCTCCTTTAGTTTCTAAAGAACCTATAACAATTTTTCTATTAAAAATTGTTAAAACATCATAATCAGTTTTATATTCAATTTTATACAGATTTTCCACTGTGGAAAATTTAAACAGTTTTGATATTCTATACTCCAAAACTGATGATTTTGGGAATTGGAGAGATTTAACTATAAGTTTAACAAAACCAACAGATGATACAAAATACTCTCATTATGTGATTTATACAGGGCAAGGACATCAAATTTCAAATGCCATATTAGTAACATCAACTAATAACCTTGACATATATTTTGATTGTTATCAATATTCTAACCCAGGTAGAGTTGGAGTAGCTTTTGCAACTTTTGTAAATTCAACAACTGTAAAGATGAAAATGCTAGAAGGTCAAGCATCTGGTGATGGAATAGTTAAAATCTTAGCTTTTAAAAAAGTTTAATTAATATAGAAAACTTTAGTATTTTTGCTATAATACAAGTTTAATTACTACACTTTATCCAAAGGCTCCAACTATTGTAATCCTCAGTTCCTTGGTTTACACGAGTGTACATAGATCCCCCCGAGATATATAATTGAGTTTTTCGAGGATAATTAAATGAAATTAATATCCCAAAATTATTGTTGTCTCCAGCAGGTCTATTTTTCATCAAATATCCTGACCAAGTTTCTAGTGCTATTGTACAATCTGTGTGAATTGTATTACAGTCTCCTGTGCTTTTGACTTTGATGAAATTTTCCAATCTCTCAAAAAGCGAGTTATTATCAAACGGAATATAATTATTGATATTTGGAGATATATCACTATTATTGTTTTTACAAATATATAGTTTTTTTGTATTATTATCCCAGTATGCTTTTCCTGCTTCTTTTAATCCTATTTCATTTAATACTCCTCCATAATCTTTTCCTATCATCTGAGTAAATTTATTGCCTTCTAATGCTTTTCCTTCTTCTGTTCCATATTTAACAATTCCATATTGTTCTTTTGAAGCATAATCAGTTTTATTTACTTTTTTACTCATTCCCTCATTAAACTCTTGAAGTGTTATATAACTGTGTAAATCAATGTTAGCATCTACCTTTGTTCCACTTGTGATATTGAAATAAATAACTATCACAAAAGAATGAGGACTGTCCTTCATCGATGGAATATAGTCATATTTATCTCCTGCATTGGCATAAGCATAAAGGATCTCTTCTTCTTCATTCCCTTTTGCATAAAGTCCAATTTCTCTGAATATTTTATTTTCTCTTAGTCCAGCATTTGAAAATTGGAGTTCAATAGCTACTATATTCTTTTCATCTCCTTGTATTTTGCAACTAGCAACATTTGCTGTTCCCCATTCTTCTTTTACATCTGTTAAGAATCTAATCTCATCATTTGAAGTTATTGAACCACTTCCTAACTTTGCTTTTGTAAAAGTTAAAGTTTCAGATAAATTTCCATTTATCTTCGCTTGAAGTTGTTCCCCTTTTTTTGTTAGCTTTAAGCCTTCAAAATAACTCATTATGTGGTCCCTCCTATCTGAATTATCTTAGTAAATCCTATCCCTTGAGCTATATTCAATTCTGAATTTATCCTCATAGTTTGATCTAGTTTAAAATCAGCTTTTATCTCTATTTTTTTCATACTCTCAATTATTGATGAGTAATATTTATTACTTTTATTATTGATTATTTCAAGTTCCCAATACATTCTTGCTCCAGCTTCACAAACTTTATTTAAATCAGGCATTTTGTTAATAACCTCTAAATCATCAACCATATTTACTTTAAATAGTTGACTAGCTACTTCTTGTAATGGTCTTGTCTTTAATTTTGTAACTTCTTTATTAGTAAGTTCTCTGGTAAGTGAAAGTAAAAACTCTGTATTGGGTAATCCATCAAGTGCCATTTTTTTAATAATTAATGCTTGTCTATAAGTTTCATCATCTCGACCACTTCTCTTTTCATCATATCTTTCACCCATAAAATCTAAAAATATCCCTGAACATTTTAATAATGATGTTTGATTTTTTAAATATTCTATTAAACTGTCTATATACTCAATAACAGGCTTCAAAGTTTTATAAAATTTTATTGTATTTTCTTTTTGAAAATACAAAGGTAAACCCTTTATAACTTCATCAATCATGATATTCTCCCAGCACTTTTTGGTATTTCATTAAAGTTTAATTGAATTGAATTACTCCAAATAAGAGTACTTTTTTTTCTAAACTTTAAGTCAAAATCTGTATATTTATAGTTTTTATTATAAAGATACTCATATAAGAATGTTCCATTTGATAGTAAAGCACCTATTCCAGCTTCATTAATATACTCATCAATTAAATTTTTGATTTTCAATTCATCAGCACTTTTTATATCCAATTTATATTCAATTTCTGTTTGAGTTGGTCTATCAAATCTTATAACTTCATAATGATTTGGTACAGATGTTGGAACATTTACAACAACACTTCCCCTTGTATCAGGTGTATGAATGTGCATATAAATAGCATGTGCTATTTCTTCTTTTATTCCTCCATCTACAACTATCCAAATGCTTTTTGGAGAAAGTCCAAAACTGTCAATGTTCATTGTATTATTTCTTATCCCATTAGCACTTTTCACTCCTGGTAATTTTCTAATAGCATTTAAAACAGGTAATAAAGCCCATTCCCCTTTACTATTTCCAGCTAAATATCTTTTTAAATACTCATAATCAGTTTCAGAAGAAAGTCCACCTTCTCCAATTTCTGTATTTTGTACATCTACTATTGAAGCTGGTGCTTTTATAACTTTTTCAATTTTATTAATTTGAATGTTTCCTTCCTCTCCATCGAACAGGCTTTGAAATAGTATTGTCTTACTCTTTGAAGAATCCACCTCAAACCTTTCTATATTTTCATATCTTGTCCCATTCTCTGCTTGGATAATAATATCCCCTTGTATTACATCAACAAAGCCTGTTGCTGTAACTTTACAATGTATTAGGGCTTTTGTTCCAAACCGTCTAGGGAAAAAATATAATAAATTATCTAGTTCTTCATTTTGTGCATTATATATATTTAAACCCCTTGATATTGAAATAATTTTGTCTTCCAGGTAAGAGCAAAGATATATAAAAGGTGCTGCTAGTTTGTAATAATCACCAGTTGACTCAACATTGAAATTACTCCCAAAGTTTTCCTTTTTCTGTGCCTCTTTTTGTGCTAATTTCATAAGTCCTTGAAAGCCTTTTGTTTCAAATTTATCCACCGATAATCACCTCTTTTTCTATATCATTATGTTCTTTATGAGTTATATATATTTTTGCTTTTAAAGTTCTTTCTTCCCCAGAAATTATTTGATAACTAACTGACTCTATTTCACTTCTAAACCATTCTTGTAACTTTCTGCAAATATGTTCAAGTTTATACTCAGCTACATCTTGTTCATTTATTATTCTTATATCAAGTCCTAAATTTTCATCATAAAAACACTCTACTGAGTATATTTTTAAGGAGTTTACTACTCTTTGCCAAAACTCTTCTATTCCTGAAATAGTTGAAAAGTTAATATCTCCATCATTCATTTTTATAGCTTTCATTAAACTACTCCTCCACTTGTGTCATTTCCTTTTGCTACTCCTGAATGCTTATGTTTTTTTAAGCTCTTATCTCCAGCCTTAACATCTTCTGTTGCTGAAACAGTTCCAGTTGAGGATATATTCCCAGTTTGTGTTGTATTTCCTTTTTGAGTAGTATCTCCAGTTATTTCAATATTTCCTTTTTGACTAGAATTTCCTTTTAAATCAATATTTCCTTCCTCTAATCTATCTCCAATAATTCTAATATCAGAAGGAAATTCAAGACTTTCAGTAGCATTTGGAATTGTGAAAGGTAAAATAAAGCCATTATTTAAGTTATTCCTTCTATTTGAATCCATAACATCATGAGAGCCTTGACTTATATATGAAGAAATATCAAAAGTTAATATAAAATACGGCATTATATCTCCTTCTTTGATATTCCAATCAATGTGGTCTTTACTATCCCCAAACAAGGCAACTGGAACATTACGAAGTACAGGTAAAGCAACTCCATTTGGGCTAAACAAAGGCTCAGCATCTACAAATCTACCATTTCTTATTTTTTGTATTTTTACTAGAATTATCCTTATGTTTTCCATCATCTTTCATCACTTTTACTCCTAGTTTCATATTCCAACTATCATTTAAAGAAATATTTACCTCTTCAACTTGCATAAATCCACTGACATCATCACTTGAAACATATATAATGTCTCCTTTTTTTATATAGTGAATTGGGAAACATTCAACAGTATAGTCATATTTATTACTTTCTTTTACAGTTTTCTTTTTCTTTTCCTTACTCCACTTTTCATCTTTTTTACTATCAGTTTTTTTATTATCTGACTTTTTATTTACTTTTGTTTCCTTTTCTTGCTTTTCAACAGCTTCAGGATTATGTATCAAACCACTTTCAAAAGTTAAATAAATAGCTTGATTTTTCTGCTTATCTGTATAAATGTAAAGATCATCACCTTTTAATGTCATTTTACTTTCAGAATCTCCAACTAACTCTTTTAACTCCTGAAAACCTTGACTATAACAAGTAAAACCATTTGTATAAACTTTGTCTTTATTTAGATCCATAGAAATAAGATTTAAACCTAATTCCTTGGTAACTTCTTTAATAGCTTCTGATATTCTTACATTCCCATCTAAACTAATAGAAACTATTTTACTGCTATTCTTAGTTCTTTCTGAACAAGTCAGCTCTTGAACAAAAGAAGCTCCATCTCTTGCTTTTTTCTTTTTAATAACTTCATACTTAGAATAATATCCAATATCAGACTCATAACCAAACCAAAGCTCTATCTCACTTCCTACCTCTATGTCTTGACTTAAATTGTATATTTTAAATGTTCCTACTCCTACTTTCCCTTCTTCTCCACTTTTTACCTCAGCATCAAACTTTAATCCATTATTATTATGATCATTTATTTTTACTCCATTTATAACAAGATATGAATTTCTTGGGAAAATAGGTCTATTTGCTATAAATTCCATTATTCCTCCACTAAAAGTTCAATTTTATCTATATTTTCATAATCAATTTTTACTGCTTTTCTATCCAAAGTATTTGGAATAATATATTTTTGTGGATATTTTTTATTAAAGTTTCCTTTTTCATCAACTAATTTATTAAACCAAAGTGGAATACCAAATAAAATAGGCTCATTTGGATATATTAAATTATCCTCAATGTCATAAAGTGTTACATATACCCTTTTATCATAAGAATTATATGTAAATTCAAATTGAAAGGTTGTCCCTGCAACAGTTACATCAGTTATATATGGAATTGATTCTTTCATTATATTTATTTTCATTCTTATGCTCCTGGTAATCTTATATGCTCACTTTGTAAATCTCCTTCCCAGTCCTTTTTCCCACTAGTTTTATTCTTTGCCTTTGCTGTTGTTTTTATTTTTGTTTTTTTTCTTACAGCAGGTTTAGCCTTTTTGCTGGGTGCTGGTATCATAGAAACATGAGCAATTTTTATTTCAACTAAGGTAATTGTGAACTCTGTATAATATAAAGATGTTATTGTATTTTCTATACTTGTGATAGCCATATTTTTATATAACTTAACCATATACAAGTCCACAAGTTCTCTTTTATTTCTAAGTTCTATAATTTTTTCAAAAATTTCTTTATGATTAGCTCCAACAATTTGAACTTTAAAAGATAATTCCAAAGGGTTTGGAGTTATATTATCAGCTATTTGAGTTCCATCATCTATTGGAACTGTTGGAACATCATTAGAATAGCTTTCAGATACATCAGAAACTAATTGAAGTTGAATATTTCCTAATAGAATAGGAGGAGTTTTTTTTATACGATTATCAATTTGATTAGACAATGAGTTAGCACTGCTTAAAAAACTACTTACTTTACTCATCAAATTTGTTATTGAAAACATCTATATATCTCCTTTTGCAATCTCGTTTTGTAGCATAAAATCTTCCAATTTCTCTACTATTATTTCTCCTACTCTATTCCAGTCAGTTTCAACTTTTGGAGTTGTTGGCATATTTATAGTAAGATTTAATATAACTTTTCTATCAGATTTATTAGAATTTTTACTACTTTTTGAAGTCTTTACATCTGAAAAACTATTATTTTCTACATTTGAATAAGCATTATTTTCTTCAGCAGTTAGTACCCTTTCTCCCCTATGAAGTTCAGCTATATAGCCGTCAAAAGGGACATAGTCAAGTCCTGTTTTATGAGTACCATCTACCACAGGAGTATCTTCAAAATATACTCTTTCAGTTGTTGTTTTCTTTTCTCCACTATCATCAAAAAACCAAGATATACCTGGCAATGATTTTATTTTTTGCCCTAAGTTTGAGAAAAATCCTTTAATATTTTCCCAAATTTTAGCAACATAATCTAAAATAAAATCAAAAGCTGATGCAGCAGTTGACTTCATTGTCTCCCACACTTCTTTTAATTTGTCTATTAGTTTAAAAAATACATCAACAGCTTTGTCCTTTAAACCTATAAAAAAATTACCTATGTCAATTATTTTGTTATATAAATAGCCTGCTAGTTCTGAGAACTTAGCTTTTATTAAATCCCAATTTTCTATTATTAATTTTCCAATTGTAATAATTAAGCCTATTGGACTAAGCCACATAAATATTTTTTTACCAATATCCCATAATGCTTTAGCAAATGCTTTTATTTTAGTCCATAATGAAGCTAATTTAGCTTTTATTAAGTCCCAATTTTTTACTAATAATTGCCCTAGTTTTATTATTAAACCTATTCCTGAAAAAAGTAGAAATACTTTAACAAAACCTTTAATTTTTTTCCAAAGTGAAATTAATTTTTCTTTTATTAAATCCCAGTTTCTATATAATAAAACTCCAATAGCTATTACAGCTCCTATTCCAAGCATAATAGGATTAAAAGAAAAAGCTGATAATGCTGTTTTTAATGCTCCAATTAAAACTATTACTTTATTAATTACAAAAATCCCAGTTATTGCACTTGCCAAAGGAATTAAAACTTCTTTCCACTTAACAATAAAATCTATTACTTTTCCACCAATGTTTATTATTTCTCCAAAAATATTGGATAGATTTTCTGCCCATCTAGTAAAAGTTCCATTTTCTTGAAGTTTTATAAGAGTATTAGCAAATGGAATAATAACCTTATCTCTAAGAATTTGAAATGGAGAGTTTTCAACTATATCTCCAAATTCATTAACTCCTACCAATGTTGAAAGTGCTGACTTAGCAGCCCCTGATATAGTTGATAATCCTCCTTTGAATGTCTTAGCTTGTTTTTCCATTGCTCCACCAAAACGAGAGTCCATCATTTCAAATAAAGTCTTATTAAATAACTCTAAATCTTGAATTTGTCCCTTATTATTAAAGATTTCCAAACCTTTACTTTTTCCAAATTCAGCTATCATATTTTTAGTTATTCCAAATTCTTTTAATCTTTCAAGTTCTCCAGTTCTTGCATCGGCAACAGCTTCAATTGCTTGGTCAAAACTTTTGCCCATTCCTGATGCCATATCCCCAATCATTTCTAAATAGGTCCTATTAGTAGTTTTTAAAATTCTATCTCCTTCAATTCCATAAGATTGAAGTTTTGTCATTCCTCCAACTACTTCTTCAGTTTCAAATGGAGTTTTATTAGCAAATCTACTAGCCCAAGCTAGTTTCTTTCTTGCCATGTCCGAATCTTTCAAAACAGTTTCAAGTGTATTCCTATACTGTTCAATATTCCCTGCTCCTTCAATAGCAGTTTTTAATGTAAATCCTGCTGCTAATGTTGCAGCAATTCTTTTTAAAACTCCTAAAAATGAATTAGCTTTTTCTTTACTATTTTGAAACTGTTGCTGGGCATAATTTCCAAAGTTTCCTAATCCTCTACGGAGTGCTATAAATCCATTTCTTAATTTTGAAATAGCAGGAAAGTTAGCTGTGATCTTAGCTTTTAATGCACTGAAAGTTGAACTTATTTTATTTTTAAAATTGATTATACTTTGCTTTACTGAATTAATTTTACTCTTTAAACTACTAAACGCTGAACTTATAGAGTTTTTAGCATTATTCATACTATTTTTTAAAGCATCAATTTGTGCATCAATTTTTTTTAAAGAATCAAGTCCATCTCCAATTACTTTAAAAGCCAATGTTAATTGCTCAAGCATAGCTAAACTCTCCTCCTTTTTAACTTTTATTTTTTCTTTTAGCATAATTAGCCCAAGCTAATTGTAAAAGCATATACTCCTCATAACATAATTCACCAACAGGTTTATTAAAGTATGAAATTTTAGATTCAAAGCAAATGTCAAACCTTCCTTGTTTAATTTCCCTTATTTTCTCCAAAGTTCTTAATGAATAAAAAGGGTGTTTGCTGAAATTCTGTAATAACATTTACCATTGTTAATAAAGCCTCTTGATCCATATTAAAAAATTCTATATCTCTTGCTTCAGCTGGTTGAGCTACAAAAGTTGTCAATAACTCTTTTGCTGTTGTTAATTCATCTTTTTTGGCTGAAAGTTTAAAAAATGTATCTGTTGAAACTCTTTCTACTCTGAAAGATCTGTCCATGGTTTTAAAATCTTTTCCAGTCATCATTAAATCAAATTCTAAAGCTCCTAAACCATCAGGTTTAAAAATTACATTTGAAACATTTTTATTTTTCAATTTTTCTAAAAATTCTTTATTTTTTAATTCTTGTTGTTCTTTTTTATCCATTAGTTTATTGCCTCCTTGACACCTGTACATACAAGTTTAAATTCTCTTGAATCAGATTCCCCATCATTAGCTAATTCACTTTTATTTACTCCAATCTCCTTTATAGTTACTCCTCTGTTGTATTTTGGGCTTGAACTATCTTTGAAATATCCTGAACCAGTTACCACATTTTCAGAAGCATTCAAAAGTATTTTTTCATCTTCTGTCCCAACTGGTACAGTTATAGTTATTTCCATATTTGGATCAGGAGTATATATTATCCTTCTTTCTCCATAAATGCTTTTATCTGATTGTTTATATTGATCCTCAGGTGCTCCAACAGTCAAACTTCTCCATTTCTTAAAAGTATAGCCATTGAAAATAAAAGTTTTTTTACTTAAGTCAACCATTATTCATTACCTCCAATATCCTTATTAGTTTTCATTAATGTTAAATCAATGAAATAAGCCCAGTTTCTAAGTCTGAAAAGTACTCTTGGTCTTACAAGTCTTAGTCCTCTTTCTGTTGCAGTTTGATTAACTGGGAAAACTGTATATTGATATTTACCATTTAATCTTGCAAGTAAATTATTAGCTCCCATTTCTTCCATAACATTGTTTAATGTTTCTTCTAAAAAAGCATAACCTTCCTCATCTTGTGGGAAACCCTTTTTAATCATAGCTTTTTCTAAATTTTCATTTAGATTTACAATGATACAATCAATAGCAGTTGTGTCATCTAAATAAGTTCCATCTGTTGCTTTTCCACCATTGGCTGTTATATAGCCTTCTGATGTTCTTTTTTCCACAAATGTAATATTATTTTTTGTAAGCTCAGGCTTTTTAGCTAGTTCAGTGTCAGCTGTTACTCCTTGTAACTCTATCATTGAGCTTCTATATCCTGCTCCTTTTGTTATTACTACTCCTGCATAAGCTGCTGCTTTATATTCTTTGTTAGTTTCATCTCTTTTTAAATTCCAAATAGGTACTATTCTATCAGATTTTAAAGTGTCAGCTATTGGATAAGCCTTTACTTCTGTAATATAAATTTTTCTATTTTCAGTTAAAAATGAGCTTACAGCTTTCATAGTTTCAACACTATCAAAAGTTGTTATAAGTGCATACCATTCTTTATCTAAATTTTCATTTATAACTTCTTTTAACTTATCCTCAATTTTTTCTTGTCCAGTTACAGTAACTCCAACTATTCCAAAAAAATCAGGTTTTAATATATTCCCGTCTCCATCTCTTTGTCCTAAAAACTTCTCCACTAATTTATATACTTTTGAATTATTTCCAAAATCATTGGCAACATCTTTAGAGTTCATATAATATTTAAAATCTGCATTCTTATCATTTGTAACTATAAGAGTTTTATTAAGTGCTGCTATTGTTAAATTCAATTCTTGTTCTAATGTTATTTTTACTGGTTCTCTATATACTCCCATTATTCTTTCCTCCTTGCTATTCTGCTTTTATGCTTTTCATTAACTAATAATTCTATCTCTTTTATTAGTTCAAGTTCTCTTTCTTTTGTTATCTTCATATATTCAAAAACTATGTCAAAACTGCAACGATATTCGTATTTAGCATTAATTAATTCATTTAATGATTTTATTTCACTACTTTTTACAACTCCAGCATCTATTCTTCCGATTTCTCTTCTTGCATTAAAAAGAATTAGCTCTCTTAGTTCAATTGAATTTTCCAAAGCCTCTTCTTGTGTTTCAGAATATACATCAAATTGAAGTCTTGCCATTATTCTATATTCAGTTGTTTCAAGATATTTTTCATCTTTTTTTATATATTCTCTTTCTGTATATCCTCTAAAATCAGCACTATTTATATTTAAAATTTGATAAGTTGCATAGGACTTTTTTGGAGGCTTTTTATCAGTAAAAGCTGGGATAATTTGGATATTACTCATTTTATTAAGTAGTTCAATTATAAGATTAATCATCTTTTGTACTCCTCTTCAAAATATAGCTTTTTATATCAGCTAAATAATCAAAGTCAGTTATTTCAATTATTTTAAATTCTTCTCCTCTTAAAATAGCAATATCTCCCTCTTTTAACTTTTCTTTTGTAAATAACTCCATATCTTTAAGAGTTACCTCTCCCTGTGGATAATATTTCAAGGTATCAGATGAAACAGGCATATATACAGCTTTTATAATATTTTCTTTTTCTTTATCAGCTATATATTTTCCATTTTCCCATCTTCCCTCAGCTTTTGAAATAACTTTTATATTTGTTATGTGCTTACTTAATAAAATAACTTTATCCATTTTTATACATCCTTAAAATCTGACAAATACTCTATTGTTCCATTTTCATTTACTATTTGATACCTAATTGACTTGATTAAAAACCTGTTATCAAGAAGTGGTTTTGTATTATTAGTCTGTCCATTCTTAGTTTTTATTTTTAAAGTTTTTGGATCATTTGGAACTGCCCAAGCATGAGCTGTAGCAATACTTTGAATTATTAAACCCCTTATAGTTTCTCCTATCTCCATAAGTGCTTCTTTTCCACTCTTTTCCCCTTTTATAACCTTCTTGGGTGCTGCTTGAATTAAGTTTGAAATAATTCCTCTGTTACTATCAAAAGCATTTCTCATAAAAGGACGAGCTGGTATATCAGAAGTTCCAAATTCATTCCATATTGCATAATTCAATATTGTTGTTTTTCCATCTTCTCCCATTAAACTTTTATCAATAGCTAATATTCCAATTTCTAATTGATGTTTTGCTAAGTATTCAATTTCTTTTAATGATTTAACTATCATATCTCTACAACTCCAAACAAGTCTTTAACTCCTCGTATAAAGTTATCAGATTGTTCTATTTTATTAAGAAAAGTATAGTTTATTCCTCTTATTCCATAACTCTTTAAGCCCTCAGCATTTGAAAGTTCTTCTTTAATAGTTGAACAAATAAACATTAAAAGATTTTCAGTTAACTCTTCATATCCAGCTATATATTCAATTTCTACATAAGAATCTACTGTAATTATTTCATCAAATATTACTTTTCTATTTACATAGCTAAAAGGGAGTTTTTTACACCCTCTTTTAGCGTTCAATACCCTTTCAATTCTTTTTCTAGGTAAGAATACATAGTTTTTATTAAGTCCACTAACTAAACTCGTTATTTGCCCTTTTAGGAGTTCATAGCCTAATATTCCCTCTATCTTTTTTATTACTGCGTTAATATAAAAATTTAAAAGTTTTTCATCTTCTATTCCTGTAAGAGTTTTAGCTATATTTAAGTCATATCCTAATTCTTTATCCATCATTTACTCCTATTTTTAGCTCCTGATATAAAAATACCAGGAGCTTTTTTACTAGGCTTTCTTTACTACTTTTACAAAATATTCAGGAAGTTGTACTCCAACACCTACACCTTTTTCCATGTAATATTTAGTTAGCCCTTTTGATGTTATTTGGTCTTCTAGTTTCATAGTCATTTTTGGATTTTCTAGCCCTAAAATCCCTTCTCTAATATTTCCAAAAACCATAACTGGATCTGTTGTTGCAACTGCCTCTTTTAATGTTTTTAGTCCTGAGCCTTCTGATTCAATCAATTCAACAGGTCTTGACATTAATGTTCTTGTATTTCCTGTGTTCAAATCTGTTATGTAAAAATCTTTGTTAGTATTTTTTAACTTACTAATTTGTTGCCAAGTTTCTCTTCTTATATACCATTTTGCTTCTCTTGCAATATCAGTATGCACCGAGTAATAAATATCTATTATACTTTCTATAAATTTTGCATCATCAGATGTATCAATTTCTTGTTGATTTGTTACAGCTACATCTTTTAAAATTCCTAATGGCATATTTGTACCACTTCCATTGAAAACAGCATCTGCCAATCTTAAACCAAGTGCATATTCTACTCTTTTTAATAAAAATGTCGCATAACCAACGTAGTTAGTTGCTAAAAGTTTATTTGTGATAACTGGCAAAGCATATAACTGAGAAATATTTACAGTTATATTTTCAATTTTTGCTACGGCAGTATCTTTTCTTTCTTCAATTTCTCCTACCCAACCCGTTTCAGGCAAACCAGCCATTTCTCTTGGAATTGTTACCCCTCCATCATCAGTACTAATAAATGTTATATCTTTTAAAACTGGATTGGAATCTTGTATTCTTTCTAAAATCTTTTTTACTATTGTTGTTGTTACTATTGCTTTTCCTGTTGAAGAACCTGTTTTCCCATCTCCAACTGACATATCTTTAAATTCTAATTTGCTATCTTCATTAAAGATAATTTCATTCTTTTTTCCGTTATCCTTAACATTTAATAGCATTGCTTTAAACTGTGCTGCATCATCTACTTCTTCTTCAGTTGCTTTAAAGTCTGCTTTTAATCCTTTAATAACTTCATTAAACTCAGTCATTTGCTTTTCAATTTCGGCTTTAAATTCTCCATTTAATTCAGTTTTAATTTCTTCAAACTTTGAATTAATTTCATTGAATTTTGTAGGTAAATTTTTGATTTCTTCTGGTGTTCCAGCTTCTAATAACTCAGTTTTAAAATTTGCTAATAATTCAGCCATTAATAATTTTAATTGTTCCTTATCCATTTGTCCTATTCCTCCATTTTCTCTATTAAATATTCTTGTTACTTTACTACCTTTTACAGCTCCTTTTGGAGTCAAACTTCCCTCATGAGCATTGAAATTATATATATCTATAAAATAATTATTTCCTTCTGATTTTTCCTTATATTCTTCTATAACTCCACCAACTGACATTTCAAATGAGGCATGCATTTCTTTCATAAAAGAATAAAGTTTTGCTGCTTCTGGATTCAAATAATTCCCATTGGCATCCTTTGTCAAATGAAATTGCCCTATAACTTCAAACCCTTTTTCTGTTTCCTTTCCAGTCAAAGTTCCAATTGGCATTAATTCCCCATAATGGTTATACATTAAAAGCAATTTTTTACCATCATTTGATTTCATACTTCCTTTTTGAAACCTGTATACTCCTTTAGCAGCAGTATTCCCTTGCATATTTACAAGGATCCCAGTAAATTGTCCTTCCTTTTCACTATTTTCTTTAAATTCTTGAAGTTCACAATTAAAATT